TAAAGCCAAAGCACCCGGTAAAGCCAAAGCACCCGGTAAAGCCAAAGCACCCGGTAAAGCCAAAGCACCCGGTAAAGCCAAAGCACCCGGTAAGGTGCCTAGTAAAAGGTTACCATCAACAGGACTTCGTGGTGTAAAGGGTAGTCCCGGTGCAGGTAGAGGTATATAATTTTCCTGTATGACCAAATAAATCATTTTCTACTATTAGTTTATAGATAATGAGTTATGATTCAATGAAAGATTTTAGGGATTTCACAGATGAAATGAAGACGGCATCTTTGGAACAGGGTGTTTTTTCAAATAATAAAAAAAAACAATTTGATGATCTTGTTCCAAAACCATATTTAAATTTAATTGAAAATGATGATTTAAAAGAAAATTTTACCAATGCAAATAATTTTGATTATGGTGAAGATGAAAAATTAGGTAATTGTGATTCTTTTTGTGGGAAAAAATCGCCTTATTGTACCGATATTAGAAATGGTAGAACTATTTGTCAAGGAACAATTAATTTAGATACACCAGAAAAATGTACAGGAGCTTTTGGTGGAAAAACATGTAAATGGGAAACGAATGAATGGCGAACCTGTACTGCTCAATGTAAAAAATGGGGTTGTGAAAATTGTAATGCTACAAAACATACTGCAAATATAGATGAATTAGAGGCATTATTTAACCAAACATTAAGAAAATATGAACAGGATTATAAAAGTTTAGGAGACCCTAATTTAACACAGGAGGAAGGAGAACGTATTGCTAAAAAAATTCAAGAATCTAATGATTTATTATTAAAAATTTCGGATGAACTTTATGCTGATATTCAAAAAGCAGAAAAAGAAGCAAAACAAGATATTAACGATATTGAAGATACAAATAAAAAGGGAAATGAAAAACTTTCTGAAATTAAAAAAACAGAAAAATATGTAAAAGATGCCCTTATTGGGGATAAAATGGAACATGGAGAATTTGCGGATACAAAAATAAGGGTTAATCAAGCGTATTATTCTTATGTTGTATGGTTTATTGTGGTTTTAATTCTTGTTTGTGGTATAACGGCTATTAGTTCAGGAGTTTCTTTCCCAACTTCTCGTTCTTTACAAGCTTTACTTTTAATGATTGTTGTTGGGGTTGGTTATTTTATGTTTACAAGAATTTGGTGGGAAGGGCAAAATCTTTTAAGAAGGCTTGGTGCAAGCTAATTTTTTATCATAATAATATAGATGTTTGAATTAATACAAGGATTAAAATTTTTAATAAATAAAAAAAAAATGGGTAAAAAAGAATTTTTTACTTCAAATTTAGGGGATGAAACATCAGAAAAAAGTGATATTGATAGATTAGAAAATGAATTTAATACACAATTAGAAAAATATACAAAAATGTACCAAACATATGCTTCGGGTTATAGTAAGATGACACCTGAAGAAGACAGATTAGTAAAATCAAATATAGAAAAAACAAACAATGATCTAATGAAAATAATAGATGAACTTTACAAAAAAATTACGGAAAAAAAAATAGGAGATAGCCAACAATCAGCTACACAAAAAACTCCAAAATTAAAAGATGTAAAAGCTTCTTTACAATCTTATGAAAAAACAAAAAATTTATATAATAATTTAAAAGATCCAAAGATAGTCGCAAGTTTTGATGCTTTTGAGGAAGATTTTAATTTAAAAGTAGAAATGGAAAGAATAAGATATATAATATGGGGTAGTTTAGCAATTATTGTTTTTGTTTCGGCAATTGTATGGTTAATTTTAAGTGTTGAATTTCCTAAGCCTATTAAAATAGGAATAATAGGTAGTACAGCTTTAGTTGCTTTAGGTTTTCTTGCGGCTATTTGGGCGGTTGCAATTAAATATTGTCAACAAGCATCCAAAAAGGGTATTTTATGTATTCTTGTTTATTTTTTGAATAAATTTTTTAAAGGCATTATAGATTTTTTACAAACTATAATCTAATATAATTTTATAATTATATATTATATATAATGGATATTAATAAAAATACAGATAAAGAACAATTAGAAAAGCTGACCGAAAAGCATCAGCAAATTCAAAGTGGAATTAAAAATTTACAAAATATTGAAGAAGGATTATTTAAAAATTTAGAAAAAGCAAAAAAAACGCAAGGTTCTCAAAGTGAACAACAGGAATTATTGAATCATATTGGAAAATTAAGTGCTGTTCGCGAACAATTATTCAAGGATTTAAAGGTTGAATATGAAAAACAATTAAATAATACATTAGGTGGGAGTGAAAAATTGGGGACACAAACAGCAATGTTAAATAATACTGAAAAACAATTAAATAAATTAAAAACTAATTTAGGTAAAGCACAGCGCGTTCGTGCAAATCGCAAAAGAATGATTCAAATTGGTGATTACGAATTTCAAAGATATGGAGAACAGAAAGAATTGATGAAAATTATTGCTTTTACGGGACTGGGTATTATTATATCAGTAGCTTTATTAAAAAAAGAGATTGTTCCAAAACCTTTTGCACAAGCAGGAATTGTTGCTAGTGGTGCTATAGGTTCCATCTTTTTGATTTATCAATTAATAGATATGTGGTATAGAGATAATATGGATTATAATAAATATAATTTTGGTTTTTGGTATGAACCTGGTCCACCCCAATCGTGGCCGGAAAATCAAAAATCGCGATGGGATATAAATAAACAGGGGGCCTCTAAAATTTTCTGGGGAAAACAAAAATCAGATCCCAAAGAAAAAGAAGCAAAACAAGATTTATCAAGAATTACCGGAAATGATGATGGTCCTTCTGATGATATGCAACCGGGTGCAGATGGTGCCGATACCGGACAACCTGAGGATTATGAAGAACAAGTTAATAACCTATTTACAGAAAACAATTGTCCCGAAGGAGCTAGAGTTAGAGGTTATTGTGTTGGTAAAAAAGAAAAATATGGTGAATATAAGGGTGGTGCAGGTGGTGCAGGTGGTGGCAATGATTCTTCCGAAGATCGTCCATCTTTAGTAGGAAGTTCAAGTAAATGGAAAGGTTTAGAATTTGATAATCAACATACTTCTGAAGGTTTTGAGGGGGCAGGGGCTGGTAAAAATTATAGTGGTGTGGTTGTTCCATTTGGTGGTTTCTAATTTCGCTGACTGAAATATAATAATTTCTAATCATTTTATAATGATTAGAAATAATAGTCAATACCATTCCTTTGGAAAGGGAGGTTTATTAAAACAAAAATATTTAGAAAACAAAGCAAGTGTCAATATTAAAAAAAATTCAAATAATATTAAAGAAAAATTTGATATAAAAGCCGATGAAATAAAAAAACTAATAAAAGTTTATACTGAAAAAGATGAAAATAAAAAAAATGTTGAAGAAACCAATAAAACCATTCAAACGGATACAGATAAAATGGCAGAAAAGGTAAGTTTTGGAAAAAATACAAAAAATATAAATAATAGAATGTCTAAATGGTATGAAGAACAAAATTTTTTTTTTGAAAAATTAAATTGGTATCTTAGTAGAATATATTGGATTACTCTTTTGGTTATATCTGTTTTAATTATAATAAAATTCAAATTAGAAAATAAAAAATTATTAGCTGTTATTGCATTGTTTATTATTCTTCCCTTTTCAACAAATTATTTTGCAAAATGGTTATTTCAACTACATAATAATAATTGTCCCACATATATTCCTTCATTAGGCTTTGAATCAGGAAAAAGTAAAACTTGCCAAGTAAAACCTTCAAAAATTCCGGTAGATTGTATTGAGGGACAATGGGGTGCATGTAATCGCGCGTGCGGTGGTGGAAAACAATTTAGAAAGGGAGATTTGGATCCAATGTATGGTGGAAGACCATGTGGTGAAACAAGTCGTTCATGTAATACACATGCTTGTAAACCGGGTGAGGATCCCAAACCTCCACCTCCCGGAAAAGAAAAACCTAAACCAAAAGATAATGTTTTAATACAAATGACAAAAGAATATTGGAATAAAATGCACGAACAACTTGCAGATTTGGGAAATGCAAAATTACAAAAAAAAGGAGATATTTGTAAAAATGATATAAAAAATTCACCGAACATGCCAAGTATGCCGAACATGCCAAGTATGCCGAACATGCCAAGTATGCCGAACATGCCAAGTATGCCGAACATACCTAACATAGCAAACGACATAATAAAACAAAAAAAAGAAATTTTATCAGATAGGGCTGCTATTGATGCTGGAAAGATATCAGATACCATGATAGAAGAAAAAGATAGATTTGATATAATAAGCAGTCAATGTCTTGGAAAATACTGCCGTTAATCTGAATCACAATTATCAACATTACCATAATCTTTCATTCTTATTCCATACCACATTGGTCTTACATCTCCTTTTTTTTGTTTTCTTTTACCATATCTTCGGTCTAAGAAAGTTTTAAGATCTTTTTGTTTGGGTTTTGGACCTTTTCCATTTTCCACCCACCATTTTTTCATTGTTTCCCATATATATGTCCATTTTAAAACCCCATCTTCATCTTTTTGAACCATTTCTATCGCAAATTGAGCCAATGAATTCTGATCATCTCTGTATTCATTGCTTGCTGCCATTACCATTGGGCAATCCTTAACATCTCCTCCCGTTTTCGTAACCCTGGCAACCAACATAGCTAGGAATGTTTGCGCCCATCTTGGAAATTTTTCTTTATCTATTTTTTTATCAACGGTAAATTGATAAGGAAATTCTTCTTTTGAATATTCTTTATATGGATTTTCTGTAAACAATGCCTGAAATGGACAAACGCGTATTCTCCGCCATGTTCCATTATCATTGCTGTTTATATCAAACAGATTGTTAGTGCATACACTTAATTTAAATTGTGGTGTAAAAGTTATGCTATCCTTAAATAACAAACGACCTGTAATTGGATCACCACCTGTAATTTCTTTCATAATACCTTCATTAATTTTATCACCTTTTGTAGGTTCTTGCATTACAGCATATCTTTTTCCCATTAATTGCGCAATTTCGGGTGAAACTCCACCAATACTTCCTCTTTTTTGAGTTATAAGAGAAATTGGAACAGTTCCTTTATAATCTCCCAAAATCATTGCCATTAATTCAACCAACTTTGATTTTCCATTACGCCCTTCGCCGGTATAGATATTAAAGGTTTGATTTTGATTTGTTCCCAATAGGGTAGATGCCAAATGATCCCACATATATTCATATAATTCGGGTTTTGGAAACAATTGATGCATAAAATCTTCTATTTCTTCTTGTATTCTAGGATCCGTTTTTTCTAGTGGTATATATTCTACTCCGGTATTTAATGAAAGATAATCTTGGGGTTTTCCATTTCTAAAAATGGTTCCACCTCCCTCCGCTTTAAAATCAACAACTCCATTTTCACATGAAAGAAGAAATGGATTTTGATCTAATTTATCAAAGAATAATTTATCGTAAAAGATTTCACATGCTTCTCTCATAATATTATTTTTATGCGTTGTTTTTTTAAGAATAAGACATATATTTGAACATTTTTTGATTTTCTGCGATATAATTTGTATGAGTTCATGTTGTGTTGGATCATCCTGAATTTTCAACAATGAAAACATAAATCTTTGAGCCAATGCTTTAAATTTTGGAGATAATACCCCGGAAATATTATGTCTAAGAGAATTTCCCGAATCTTCCCTTTGCCACCTATTTTGTGAAAATTCATACCAACATCTTTTTTCTACTGAAACACAGGTATATTTATCTTTATATAATTGATACATAACTTCGGCAATATCCACCTCCGTGGGCGATTCTAAAACCTTTTCCATATAAAATTTTATGGTTGTTTTTTTTATTTTTTCATATTCTGCAGGATTTGCCTCTTTTACCCAATATATAATTGAGGCAGCTGTTAATCCACCTTCTTTTCTTTTTTTCATTTTTTTCCAATCATCATAATATTTTGAAATATCATCAAAACGAAATTTTTCAGATTGTGAACTAAAAAGCATCCAAGTATTAAATAATTTTTTACTGGTATTATAAAGAGCCCAACCAACAGATATCCATTTATTATAATCATTATAATATTCTTTTGGTAAAGCCATTGTAAAATAATGAGCTTCTTTTATAAAATATTCTGTTTCATCATCCAAATTTTCCAAAACAGCTTCACAAGCTTTTTGTAACATTTCAAAATCATGAATGTCTTCCTTTTTAATTTTTTTTGTTTTTTTGGTAATAGAACCCTTTTTTAATCTGTTATATTCTCCCTTATATTTATCCTTAATTGGGAACTTAGGATGTTTTTTATTTTGTGCACTAATTAATTTTAACAAATCTAGTGTTTCTATATCTTTGATATTTTGTTCATCCCACTCCCAACTTTTTTCAATTTCATCCCATTCACAAATTATATATCGGGTTAATTTATATCTTTCATAACCGGGTTTTTGTGAACCATATAATTGCCAATTTGTATGTCCTTTTGTTATTCCACAATCTAAAACTTCGTCATAACTATTTGTTAATGGCAAGTCATCTAAAATATAATCTATTTTGCTATCTGTTCCTTCGGTATCTGTCATTATATGTTTTCTTAAAATTTGTTGGTGAGAATGATCCATACCAATTCCAATAATAATATGTATACCATCTTTTACGATATTAAAATTTTCAGAATTAATATTTATTTCATCTTTTTCTAAAATAAAAATAGGAAGTTTTGTACCATTTTCAATATTTACCAATTCATTAATTTCATCCAAATATAAATCTATTAAGTCAGTTATATGATTTTCATCATGTTGTCGTTCTTCTATTTGAGTACCATATCTAAAATCAAGATCAATTAAAATTGGACCACCCGCTTGACTTTGTCGTTCTGTCAAATATTCTTTTTTTTCATCTACAAAAACCTTTTCATTATAAAGTTCATAAAATTTATTCATTTTATCTTTTGGGATCGAATAACTTCCCGGATATATTGTTGGAACTTCATTTTTTTTGCTACCTATTCTGGTATGTGTATATCTTTTTCCATCTCCTTTTTTTATTTTATATTGATGTAAAAATTGTTCTAAAGCATCCATTCTAAATAATATATACGATGATTTCTTTTATTTCAATTTTATTAATTAATTGTAAATAATTCAATATTTTAAATATGACTAAAAATGGTTTAAAAAAAAAAAAATATTATTATAAATGAATGAAAAGGTAACAACTCCACCAATTCCAAAAATTACAATTTCAAGAGAAACAAAGCATAGATTAATAAATGATGTTAAAGATCTTATTATAAATCCATTAACCAAAGATGGTATTTATTATATTCACGATGAAGATAATATGTTACGTGGTTACGCTTTAATAATAGGTCCCAGCGATACAATATATGCAGATGGTTTTTATCTTTTTAAATTTCAAATTCCTCCAAATTATCCTTATTCACCCCCGCTTGTAACCTTTCATACACAAGGAGAAAATATTAGATTTAATCCAAATTTATATAGAAATGGAAAGGTATGTCTTTCAATTTTAAATACCTGGAAGGGTGAACAATGGACTTCTTGTCAAACCTTACGAAGTGTTTTATTAACCCTCGTTACATTATTTCATAACAAACCATTACTAAATGAACCCGGTTTAACGGAGACATATAAGGATTTTAAATCATATAATAAAATTATTGAATTTCATAATTATAAAACAGCAATGTTAAAGATTCTTTCATTAGAAAATTTGCCTTCAACCTTTTTTTCTTTTTATTCAATTATTAAAAAACATTTTATATCACGATATGATGAAATTAATAAGAGACTTGAAAAATTAATTGAAAATGAAATAGAAAAGGTAAACGTATCTTTGTATAGCATGAGAGATATTGTAATTGATTATAAAAAAATAAAAAATGATCTTAATGATTCATTTCTTAGTCTTTCATGAGTGAAACAACACTTCTTAAAAGTTGAAATTTTACTCAACTTTTATTAAAAGTTGATTGAAAAAATTGAATTTAAAAAATAATAATATTTAATATATAAATGAATTTTTGTCAAGAATGTGGAAATATGTTATATATTAAAATATCCGATAATTTAATATATTATTGTAGAAAATGTGGTTTT